AAGCTCCTTCAGTTTAGCATTACGAGCGCCACGAATTTCCTCCACCCGCTCTGTGCGTGCCTTTGGTAGCCGCCATGCGTGGGTCTTCAGGTCGTTAGCCGTGACCTCGACCATCAGGGTGGCTGCGTCTGGTATGATGGCCTCAGCCGTCTCAACACCGTCATCGTCATATTCTGCTGGTGTGGTGTTGGCGCTCACTGCCTCCGCAATGATGCCTGAGACGGAGCCAGCGTCACCCACACAGGTTACAGTGCCGTCAGCGTTTACGATTAGTTCATTCATTTTCTAGTTCTCCAAAAAACAGAACACAATGTCCAACATCATCAATGTAAGCGCCAGTGTCAGCACGGGTTATATAATAATCTGCATGATGTTGATCCCGTGATGCTAATGCGTGGATAAACGAAAGGTTGTTGAAGTCTGATCCAATTACAGAATTGCCTACAGAGACATAACTAATGCTTTTGAATGGAATAGCAAAATCCACACGATATGCGCCTGTTCCGTTGTCAGTTAGACTTTTTATATTATAGCTTGCAGCAAAAACTGGCGATCCGCTACCTATGATATACGCCCAAGCCTTCGCCTTACTAAGATCAACACCGGCTGGCAAACCCGCCTTCATACCCCGCACGATATCCAGATCGCCCCGAAGGTTCTTTGCTGCGATGGTGGCGTAGAGGTTGACAGCGTTGATCTCGACACGATCCCCACCGAACAGCTTGTTGTGTTCACTGGCTCCAGTATTGACAGCAGGGGCTGATTCCATCACCAGACCATTGAAGATCATCTGACTGTCAGTCTGCGTTACAGCGACCTTGCTTGTGATAGGGTCCACTGAAACGTCCAGCACTGCGTCGGTGCTGCCGGATTGTAGCAGACACTTAGCATTAGCTACAAACATGCCTTTCTCAGCATCGTACATCTGGCGGATTTGGGTGGCGGTTGGGGCTCTGACTGAAAGGTGGACAAGAGCTAATGTACAGTTGGTAGCAGGTTCAGTGCCACCAATAGAGCCGCCAACAACAAGCGCCAGATTACCATCATCTGAAAGAGAACCTGCATCTGTTGTATTTGAAGCCTGAAGTGCGCCGTCAACATACAAATAACGATCAGTCGAAGACACACGGAAGAAGTCAATTTTGTGCCAAACGCTATCATCATAAGCTGTGCCACTTGTCGTATCAACTTCTGCTGTAGCGCCGTCATCTCTGCCCGTGACCGTGCCGTTAGAATTTAAGCGAATAGCAAATTCTATGGCACCGTTAGCCTTATGGAACGAAGCCATAAATTCGTGTGCTGAATTAGCTGCTGCTTTAAACCATGCACTCCAGTATACAGTCCCTGTGGTGATCACATCCCAATCTGCATCGCTGGCACGGTTCAAGTAGTTATCCGTACTCCACCCGCTATACCCCAACAACTCCGCACCAGATGCCACAGCCGCTTCGGTAATCGTTCCGTTGTTCGTAAGAGTGTTGGACTTTGGACCACGATCTGCTGTGTTGCTGTTAGCTAGCCATGCGCCACGGATGTCGCCAACCAGATGGCCGGTGTTGTAGGTGCGGTTGACCATCGCTGTAACAGTGTTAGCATTGGAGTATTCTGCAGCTTCTCCCCAATGGATAAAAGATAGACCAGCGGCAATACCGCCAACCGCCATAGACCCATGCGTATCGAAGGCGCTATCAACACCAAAGGTACTTGGGAAAGCGGTGTCACTCTGCATAAAATCAGCTATACCATAATCGTCGGCAATGATGCGTGATATGGGCAGTGCGCTGATGTCTACCCGATTATTTGTTGAGAAACTGTTGAATACATGGCCTGATGAAGTTATTCCCGTAATAGGTCCAGATGCGTTGATAGTCCCCGCCTTGTTAATCACCGTCCCATTATCTTTAAGTATACCAACCGTATCTGCTCCAGTTCCATATGCCACGCTGAAGGTTGGCATAGGCCCGCCCGTGCGGGGATCATAGGCTGGCTGATCTGAAAATCCAGACGCAACATCCCGAACATGATTGTTCGTTATTGCCGGGGTGGATGAAGAGTTGATAAATCTAGGCCAACCTGTCGTCCGTGCTGCCCAAGCCACACCATCATGGGGGTCAATAAAATATGCACCGCCTTGTATGGCACAGACGATGTAGCCCATAGCTGCATCTATCCCGTAGGCTGGGGCAGCGCCGGTCAGTGTGACGGTCGCCAGTGGCGACAGACTTGTAATAGTGGTGTCGGTCAAGTCATAGATGTTGATCTCTGAGTTTGACCCATTGTCCTCAATAGTTGCAAGCATAAGGGCGGATGTTGGTGCAGCCGTACGACCAGACCAATCAACTGGGTCCATTGCGGGCCCGAAGATCACTGCGTCTACGAAGGTGGTGTTGGCTTCTATGATGCCAGCAGCTGCTGCGGCCGGATCAAAGCCCGTCGCAGTGCCGGAGTTCGCAATCGTAGCGCCACTGTCGATGTTTAGCGTCGAGCCGGATAGTACTGATAGGGTGTTGGCAGTAAACTGGAAATCATCAGCACCAGCAATCTTAATGTCTATTTGATCATCTGTATCAGCTGTAATACTCGTATCTGCATCGGCGTCCAATATCAATTCTTGTCCATTTAAATCTAACGTGCCAGGAGTTACCAGATTGCCACTTAACTTTGCAGAAGTTATTGTTGAATCACTAGGAGTATTTCCAGCTAACTGCTCTCCCATGACAGTTCCAAAGAAATTAGCACCAGAAGCAGGAGCAGTAGTGAAAGTAATGTTAGTACCCGAAACAGTATAATCTGTTACAGGTTCTTGAATAACACCGTTTATGCTTATGATCACCGCAGCTTCAGTGACAGGAGTGATAGCAATACCGTTTAATGCTAAAGCATGAGTTGCATCACTGCCATCAAAGTCGCCTGAGAAGTCATCAAGCTTACTGTAGTTTCCATGTAGTGGTGATTTACCTAGATATGGCATACTATATTCCTTTTATTAACCTTTTGGATTTGCATCTTTAACCGCTTTTACATGATCTTTCCATGTAGTGCTACCATCGACGGCATCGTGATATTGCATATCTAGTTGGTCGCCGATGCTGGCGTATGCTGCTATGCGATTGTCGGCATAGGTATTAACGTAGGGAACGTACGGGAGAATTTCTGCAATTCCGTCGTCAACCTCTCGCAGCGCTTGTTCATAATCTGTGTTCCCCTGCGCCGGAGGGATAGATCGCCCGTTAATATTAAGTACGCCGTTTGCAGCTTGTTGGTATTTTTTCATATTCATAACTCCGCACTGTAACCAAGAAATCCATTTGAATCCACAGCAAATAGGATGACACCCTGCCCAGCCGTGAGGCCAGACGCCACGGATGTTCGTATCCTCCCGCTGCTTGTTAGGGCCGCCGCCGCAAAAACAGGAACCGCATCGCATGTAATGTTCGCAGCTAGATGTCGTATTCTGTAATGTGTGGCGGTTCCAGTTGTTTCTAGTGTCGGTGCCACCCTCATTATCACAGGAAAATATGTAACAAAGTCGGAGACCGTTGTGCTTGTGTTATACCCGCCCCCTGCCAATGGCTGATTAGCCGACACTGCCTGTTCTCGCCAGTAATACCGCTGGCACTTTGCTAAGGTCGTCTCGACACCCTCATGTGCGAAGTCTGTTGCTACTGAGCCGACCTCAAACTGCCAACCTGTTGTGAATATGTTGTTAGATGTCGAACTAAGGCCGTTGACCTGATTGGCCGAGCCGCCAGCATCTCCACCAGCTTGCCATACGTTATTTGATGAGGCTTGGACACCAGTAGATGCAAACGTAATACCTACTTCCAAACCGGCTCCAGTATCGTTGCCAAAGTTGGTCGATGTATAACCCGGCAAGGTGACTTGGAAGTACTCCCAAGTATCAGCAGAAGCTACTGTAAACTCACGGACGTAAGTGAAGGTTGCATCCACATGGTAAAAATATGCCGAGTAGATTCCTGTGACCGTGGTTTTGAACCAAAATGAGAAGGTGCAAGTTAAAGCGTCAGACGTGCCATAGTTTAGATGCTGTAGGTTCTGTGCTTCGATGCGTTGGCGGACACCATTGTAGTCTCCTCCACCCGTGGCTATGGTGGTGACATCAAATTTCATCGAACTACCAAAGCCCGCTGGAGAATCGTTGTCTTTAGTAACAGTGGCGGCAGCATCGGTTGCGCTGGCGTCATACCAAGTAGAACTAAATCGATCCATATGATGTATATTAGAGCCAGTTACCGCCACTGAGCCACGTTGGTTCACCGTCATGGCTCCGTTGATCAGCATATTCTTAGACCCACCGGGAATAGGATTGGAGCCAAACCTGAACTGCTCCGTGCCGCCAGCCACAACGCCAACCGTATCGGCAGCGGGGAAGTAGATGCCCGTATTTAAATCGCCAGTATTTGTTAAAGATGGAAGGCTTGAAGTGCCGTCACTTATTAATAAGTTTCCAGTAGAATTTAAAGTCATCTTTGTAGCTGCCGCTTCAGAACTACCCACCATAAAGTCAATTGAAGTTGCATTTGCATCAGCAGCAAAGTCTCCTTCTGATCTTGCTTGAATTGCAGCAGCAATCAAAATTGCGTCTGTTCCTGTTCCTTCGTCTGGTGCTTGAAATGCAAGTTTACCAATAACATCATTAGCAGCAATATCAGTTTCCCCAGTTTGCAGAGTTAATAGAACTGGATTATTGTCAGTAGTAGCAATACTCTTTAAAAATAGTCCATCATCAGGATCATGTGTAA